AAAGAGTGTCAGCATGACCCTGTTCCCCATTGTCGAACACATGTTCACAGTACACGAACACACATAGCGCCACCTAACACCACACCATACAACCAAACCTTACATGGTATTAGTTAGTCTTGTCTAATATCACACCGCACCGCACCGCACCACACACCGCCATCCTAAAATGTTCCACGTGAAACAATGACCCACCAGGCCACGTAGTGGATTATGTGAAATTACAAAAACACTTGTATTCTAGAATAGGTGTGCTATACTATAGGTGAAAAGAAGGAGGGTCAAGGAAAATGAGTCGAATTTATAAACATGGGCATTACCCAAGTGAGTTAACTATGGATAACATTAATACAATCGTTGATATTATAGAGACGTATTTATGTGATTATAAACTAGGCTTTCATTTAGTTTATCAACGTAGACATTTAATAAGAATGGATATTCGTAAATTAAATTCAAAGAGTGTAATAGCTAGTTATTCGTTTCGATATAACACTATGACGTTATTTAAACGTAAGGTTTTGCAAGGTGCTGTATCACTTGACGATATGATTAAGGAGAATGAGAGACGAGGATATGAGTATTTACAATAATTTAATACTTGCAAGTTTGTTATTATGTGTTGTATTATCTGTTTACCAAATATACCAACAATGCAAAGGTAATTTTAAATACTATAAGGTATCAAACAGATACATAAATTTCATTATAATCTCAATTGTAATGTTAGTTATGTGGTTTGTTCTAATAAATATGAAATATGATGAATTAATGGAGGTGTGTCATGTAAAATGTTAAAGTGTTATGACTTCACTAAAAAGCGTATAGGTTGTAAATTGTTATGCTGATTTCAAAATTAAACAACTTGAAATAAATTAATTTAAAAAGCAATGTTAAAATTAAAAGGAGAAAAATTAATATGGAAAATTTATCAAATGAAGTAATGGCAATGGAAAACACAGGTTTGGTTGTGACTGAGGACATGTCTCACGAGCAACGCGTTAATTTATTTAACGCGGTAAATAATGCGGAAGGTTTAAGCGATCAAGTAGGTAAGGACTTGTATTTGACTGGTTACATTGTGCAAGATGTAGAAAAAGAAAACGAGAGAACAGGCGAAATTATCTGTTCTAAACTAATCACTGTTATTGATAAGGATGGAAAAGCCTATGCTACAAATAGTAAACCTTTCTTACAGTCATTAAAACAGTTAAAACAGGTGTTTAACTATGATTGGACGAAAGAACCGGTATGTGTAACAATTATCCAGAAGAAATCAAATTCAAGTTCAAATAAATATTTAAGCATGGCTGTAAAATAGCCTAATAAAATAAGGGTGTTAGCCAAACACCCTTTTATTTTTTGACTTAAAAGGGGGTGTTTAAATTGGCTAAAATGCGAAAAAGCACGAAAGATGTTAAGCGGTTAAGAAATGCAATAGCAAGTGCAAAAAGAACTGCTACAAAAGCGCAAAATTTAGGGCAGGACGTTGTTTTTACAGACATTAGAACCATTAAAGATTTTAATGATCGTAAGGAATTCAATAAATACTTGAAATCAATTGAAAAATTCAACAAAGAAAACAGATATATAAAAAATAGGTATGGTGTCGTGTTTAACCGTAACGACATCGAACAGGCTAATAAGTTAGTGGATAAACAGAACAAGCAAAGGAAAAAACTTGTTCGTAGTGTTGAGCTAAATAATTTGAAAGAAACAAAGGGCGGTATATCCACAAATATTTCAGTTCGACAAGCTTTATCAGTATTAAAAGATGATAGAGGCGGTTTTTTTGAGCCGGTCCATCACGTTAATATTCAATCTTACAGATATCCTAAACAATTAAAAAATAGGATTGAAAGCCTAAAGGAGAATACAAAGAAGAAAAATAAGAAAATCACCACATTTAGAGAGAATTATAAAACAGCTATAGAAAAACAAATACGAGGGCACAATATAACAGAGGAAGAAGGACAACAAATTTTAAAAGACATGAGATCATTATCAGATAAAGAATTATTGAAATGGTTGTATCAAGAACGAAAAGCGATAAATACTTTTAAATATTTGGATTTAAGTCGTGAATATACAGAAAATCAAAAATTTGTAAACGAGCAATTAAGTAAAGCTATAAGAGAAGATTTAAGCGATGTAAAAGATAGTTTAGCTGTATTTACCGGACGTGCCTATGTTAGTGGCGGTGTGGTTAAGTATAAATAATGTAAAGGGGGTTGTAGTATGGCAAAGAAAAAAGAGCCTAAAGAAATTTGGGCTTGTGATTTTGAAACTACAACCGACCCTTTAGACTGTAGAGTTTGGGCATGGGGAGCAAGTTTTGTTAGCGATTCAAGTATAAAAGAATATGGGAATAGTATTGACGGTTTTATTGAATGGTGCAAACAAAAAACACGTAAATTATATTTTCATAATTTAGCGTTTGATGGTGAATTTATTGTAAGTTGGCTTTTAAGTAACGGTTATGAGTATTCGGACAAGCCTAAAACCGGATGTTTTAAAACAATTATATCGAATACAGGTTTATGGTATTCGATTGAAATATGGTGGAAATATTCAATTTATAGATCAACAAAAACCACAATATGGGATAGCTTTAAATTAATTCCATTTAGTATTGAGAAGATCGCGCATGATTTTAATTTACCAATTCGTAAATTAAAGTTAGACTATACAACAAAAAGAGAAATAGGGCACGAGCTTACACCGCATGAAGTCGATTATCTATTTAATGATATCGATATTGAAGGTATGGCACTGAATGAATGTTTTAAGCTTGGATTTAATAAAATGACAGCCACTAGCTGTAGTTTTGACGCATTCAAGAAAACTTTGCCTATGTCGTTTGAAAAGATATTTCCACCTTTAGAAATGAATGTGGATACAGATTTAAGACCTGCTTATACTGGTGGGTTTGTTTGGGCAAACCCGGAACTAAAAGAAAAAGAGATAGGGCAAGGAATTGTATTCGATGTAAACTCTTTATTTCCTAGTCGTATGTATTATGAATTATTACCGTATGATACACCTATTTATTTTGATGGTGAATATCAACAGGATGATGAATACCCTTTATGGGTAGGTGTTATTAGTTTTGCCTTTGATATTAAAAAAGATCATATACCGTGTATATCGCTAGATAAGTTTTCTCGATTTTTTGGAAGTAAAAAATATGTAGACAGTTCAAAGGGGGATATTGTGAGAATGACTGTCACAAGTGTAGATTGGAAGTTATTTAATGAACAATATGATATTTATGATGTAGAGTTCATTAATGGTTATAAATTTAGAGGTTGTATAGGTATTGCAAGGCAGTTTATCGATGAGCAAATGGAAATTAAAAAGAATTCTAAAGGTGCACAAAGATTTATTGCAAAAAGACAATTAAATTCAGTATATGGAAAATTCGCAACGAACCCGAATGTCACACCTAAAATTCCATTTATTGATAAAGATGATGGAGTTTTACGTTTGCACGATCCTATGTTTACAACGTATGAAGACGGAGAGGTTAAAGAGGTAATTGACGAGCAATTTAGAGATCCTATTTATTTACCGTATGGTGAATTTGTAACAGCTTACGCACGTAAATATACGATATCAACAGCACAAAAGGTTGGTATACATAGAGTTGCATATATTGATACGGATTCAATACATTTAGTTGGCACACAAGTTCCGGACGCAATTAAAGATATTATCGACGATAAGGAATTAGGTTACTGGGGTCTAGAATCTGTATTTACACGATCTTATTTTATCGGTGCTAAAAGTTATATTGAAGAAATTGAAATAAGTTATAAGGAATACGTGGAGCACCAACAAGAATATATAAGTGAGAACGACTGCAAAGATAATTTGTATTATATTCGTGAGGGTGTTTGTTATTACTTAAATGTTAAGTGCGCTGGTATGACGCAAAAGGCAAAACAAAATGTAACATATGATAATTTTAGAGTTGGAAATGTAATTAATGACTGCTTAAAGAAAACACATGTACCTGGTGGTATTGTGTTAGTCGATAGGCAATTCAGTATTAAAAGTAGGTAAGGTAGGTGATAAAGTGATAAGTGTTTTAACAAATATATTGTATTATTTATTTATGGCATTTTGCTGTTTAAGTGTAACATTTCTATTTGTTGTGTATATTATAGGAATGGCATTAATGATTATTTGGATTATAAAGGAGTAGAAAAATGGATTTTATAAATTTGATGATTTTAATTTGTATTATTGTATTAGTAATTTTTAGTTTGGTTATATATTGTAAATATGAATCCTTAAAGGATAATTATAAATATTTGAATAAAGAAGTTGATAGTTTAGCTCATGAAGTTTATCATCATGGTGACACAATATTTAAAAAATGTGATAAGGCTCTAAAAGAATTTAACGAGATCATGTTCGGAAACCCACCACTCAAAAATAAAGTTGTGGTTGTTAGAAGTATAAAGGATTATGATTATACCGCATATCGAAAAGATATCGAATCATTAAATGAATATCTTAAGGATGGTTGGAGTATTGTAAACCATGAAACGAGTGATTTTGTACACACATATATATTAGGTATGCCTTTAGTATGGCATGATGAAAAAGAAGATGATAAAGGATGTGATAATGATGTTGAGTGAGAAGTCGAAAGAAAATAGAAATAAATGGTATCGAGATCATGTTAATAAGTATTGTGTATGTGTTAACAAAGATGAAGTTGAAGTCGTTGACTACATTGAATGTTTATTAGAAAACAAAAAATTTAGTCAATACGTTAAAGATAAAATTAAAGAAGATTTGGAAAAAAGAAAATAATCTGTTATTATATTTACGTAAGGAATAAAGATAGGAAATCAGACATGTATATCAGAATTACTCGCGGTGAAACGTGCTGATAACATAATTAGGCATAGTAATCTAGCTGGTAACACTTTAAACTTTACAACCTATATTTATGAAACCCTCATAAAAGAGGGTTTTATTTTATATTGACTTTACAATATTAATATCATATATTTATAAATAGAAGGGATGTGTAGAAATGGAACGTGACGAATTAAGAAACAAGTTTACGGAAGTGTTAACGGTTGAAGATCAAGCGGAACGTTCAACTATGTTGAATGATATGCGAGCGGAAGTCGAGAAAACTTTTACAGAGTTAGACAATTTGAAAACCGAGAACACGAAACTAGTTGAAAAGAATACCTCATTAACAGAGGCAAACTCTAAACTATTTATGCAAATTGGTGTCGAAAAATCCGGCGGAGAAAAGCCAAAACATGAAGCGCCAATGGATTTAAGAAAATTAGGTATTTAATGAAAGAGGTGATTTAGATGTCAAAAACAACAGCAAAAGAAGTAACTAAAACGTTACAAAATAACTTAGGTATGGACCATGAACCAACAGGTCAAGAAGTTGCCAGTGCAATGTATGCGATGAGTTCAAGTAACTTTAGAAGTACGATCGGAGATCCAAACGAAACAAGTTCTTTAGAATTTATGAACGGTTTATTAGAATACCCGGACACTTTAGGTGTTGAGTTTATGAATTTAGCGACACGTATTGGTAAAGTGATTGCACACCGAAATATATTAACAAACAAATTAGCACCATTTAAAATGGAAAATATGCCACTTGGTTATACTATGGAAGAGTATTTTGTTGAATGCGCTAAAGAGCATGAATACAATCAAGCGGACGCGGAGAATACATTATTTAAGCGTAGTTTACCGGATATTAAAACAGCTTTCTACGTAGTAAATAGAAAGTCATACTATCCAGCAACTATTACGGATGATGATTTACGTAAGTATTTTGTTACTTGGGATGGTGTAAACAGTTTGATCGCTCGTATTGTTGATTCTATGTATAATGGTGACAACAAAGACGATTATAACTATATGAAATCCGCTTTAGTTACTCACTACGAAAACGGACATATGAAGATCGTAAACACAAGTGCTGTTACAGATACGGATACAGCTAAAGAATTAGCTCGTAAAATTACAGAATATGTGTCATATTTGACTGAGCCAACAAACGAATATAACGCTATGGCAGTCACAAAACAAAATGACTATGAGGATATCTATGTCATTTTAAACGGTAAAACCAACAGCTACTTAAACATTGATTGGTTATCTCAAACATTCCAATTAGAGTTTGCTCAATTTAAAACTCATGTATTAGTATTGCCGACTTTACCAAGTACAGCACAAGGTACTATTGAGGCAATTGTGTGTGATAGTGAAATCTATCGTGTATTTGACCAAAAGTATAGTGTAGGTGTTGCTTATAATGCTAAAGGCTTATATTGGAATTACTTCTTACACCACTGGGAAGGTATCGCAACAAGTCGATTTGCAAACGCAATTGCTTTTGTTTCCGGAAATGTTGAGGAAAAAGTTACAGCGATTTATTCAAACCCACAAGTTGTAGAAGTACGTAAAGGTGCGACTATCACAGTACCGTTTACAGTTCAAACTAACGGTTTAAATGCTAAGTATAGTTTGACTGCTACATCTAGCGTTGAGGATAAAGTTAAAGCTACAATCGAAAGCGATTTGAAACACGTTAAGATTGAAGGTTTAGATGCTATTGACGCGGAAGGTTTAGCAACTGTAACAATTAAAGATACAGTTTCTAACGTAACTTGTGATGTTAAGGTTGTATATAACGTATAGTTATGTTATTATATCTGTGTCATGAGTAGGACATGACACCCCTCCTTTCTATTATTTAGGTAAATTGCAACTTAGGAAAAAGAGTTATTAATTTAACTCTTTTTCTTTTATTTTTATTTATTTTGTATTAATATGTATTTGAAGGTGGTGAGATCATGTTAAGAAAAACTGAAAAGAAACAATCAGCAAGTCAAACAATTAAAGAACAATTTGAGCAAAACCAAGAGATTAAAATAGATATTGATAATTTTTTGCCAAAATTTGACGAGGTAAAATTAAGCGGTAAAAATTTAGCTCAAAACTATGTGAGTGAATTTAATACGGGTATGAATATTTACCAATGTTTAAATTACTTACAAGGTCATATTGGGTGGCTTGTAAAAGCTGTGAATGATGTCGTTAAAAAATGGAATAAAAATATTGAGGAAATGATTAAATATTGTATTGAGCTGTCTAAAAGTGAATTCGATAAACACTGGGCGGAGTTAAAACCTCAAGTTATTGAATTGACAAAACAGACAACGATCAATCAATTCAATGAAAAATGGGAAGAATTAAGACCTCAAGTGATTGAATTAACGAAACAAACAACAATCAATCAATTCAATGAGAAATGGGAAGAATTAAGGCCTCAAGTGATTGAATTAACGAAACAAACAACAATCAACCAATTCAATCAATCATGGGAAGAATTAAAACCAGAGTTAACACAATATGTTAACAATACTATTAATAATTATATTGATAATCAAGATTCTAGAATCGGTAAAATGTATGACGATCTATCTATATTGTTAACGAACTTAAAGAACAGTGGAGCTTGGACACAAACGGGTGATACAATTTTTGACGGTCATATGACAGACGGTAGAAACATCGCAACAGGTAATATTAATATTTTTGGTGGAAGTGTTGACGGTGGTTCATACATCCGTACAAATAACGGTTCTAGTGAAAATGATTTGGCTGGTGGTGTATAATGGCATGGCAGTATTTCTATGGCGCATATGACAACACCGGACCCTATGCGAATGTTGTTTTAGGTGGCTCACCAGACAACACCGGACCGTTTGGAGCACCATTAGCAGTAGCGCACGCGTCAGGATATGGTAAAGGTATTAACTTTACAGATAATGGAAATTATGGTGTAAAATTTATTTTAGATTTAGTTGGTTATTCAATTACAGACGCTCAGCAGTATGTGGAGAATGGGTATTATGTTGGTGATACATCTGTTACATATAATTATTTTATTATTGTATCTAAGTCAACAGACAATCAAGGTTCATGGACAGAATTATTAAGAGAAAAGATATTTACACATACGGGACAAATGCCATTAAATTATTTACCCGGTTGGGATGGTACGGCAAGAGCAAGTCAATGGAGTAAATTTATTCAATTATCGAATGACACAACGCACGTTAAAATTGAATTGCAAGGAGAAGATGTAACTTTTCCACATTCAAATATTTACAGTATTCACCAGGTTATACCCGACTTTAGACCTTGGGGAATTCGTAAAGGCGGTGTGTTAAAATCATTAAATAAAGATAGCGGATTTTTAAAGATACGAAAATCAAACTCATGGAAGGACATAGAAAAATATAGTTATGATAAAGTAGGAAAAGAAAACCAGGGTACAAGCCGAATCCGTAAAAATGGAAAATGGTTAGGACAAAGAAAAATAGGAAATTAGAAAATAGTTGAACATTCAACTATTTTTTTATATTATAGAAAATGAAAGAGGTGATTAAATGAAAATTATTTTAGTAGCATTAGTTTTTAATGGTTTGGATTTAGTGACAGGTATCGTTGGTGCTTTACGAGAAGGTGAGCAAATAAAGTCGAACAAATTAAGGGATGGACTTTTTAAAAAGGTTGGGTTTATCTTTTGTTACACTTTAGGTATCGCTATTAACTATGCTGAAACTTATTTAACTTTGCCTTTTGGTGTTGATTTAGTCCCAGTAATTTGTACATATGCAATTATCACAGAGGTGGTTAGTATTATCGAAAACATTTCTAAAATCAATAGTGATATTTTACCGGAGAAACTAAAAGAACTAATCGGATATAAGGAAGGTGAATAATATGGATTTTGATGAAATAAAACAAAATATTTTAAATTCAAGTGAAACATCTACGAGCGAAAGCGAAAGTATTTCCGGTTCAGAGTTACATGAAGAATTTGAGATCAATAATTTTTTACCGGAATTCGAGCCATTAAAGTTAAGTGGTAAGAATTTAGCCCAGCAATATGTGAGTGCATTCAATACAGGTATGAATGTTTACCAATGTTTAAACTATTTACAGGGTTATGTTTATACCTTAGTAACTGCTATGAATGAAACAATTGAGGCATGGAATACAGTAGTACCATTATTAGAGCAGGCTACCAAAGAATGGACAGATGAGGAATTTGACTATAAATGGTCGATTCTAAAGCCACAAGTTATTGAGCTTGTAACAAATTTAACAATTGAAACATTCAACAACGCATGGGAAGAATTAAAACCGGTTGTTATTAAGTTGGCACAAGATACGACCGACGCCGAATTTAAAAAACAATGGGATATTCTAAAACCACAAGTTATTACATTGGTAGAAGAAACAACAACAAATAAATTCAATGAAGAATGGGAAAAATTAAGACCTACGATAATACAATTATCAACAGATACAACAATTGAACAATTTAATAGATCATGGGAAGAATTAAGACCTCAAGTAATTGAATTATCACAAACTACAACAAATAATAAATTTGATGAGAAATGGGAAGAGCTGCGACCTCAATTAATTGCGTTAGCACAAACTACAACAAGTAATAAATTTGATGAAAAATGGGAAGCACTACAACCAACATTAACAGAAACGGTTAATAATTTAGCTAAAACACAAACAATAACTACATTCAATGAGAAATGGGAAGAGTTACGACCTCAAGTCATTGAATTAGCACAAACAACAACAAACACAAAGTTTGATGAAAAATGGGTCGAATTACAACCAACATTAACAGAAACCGTTAACAATTTAGTCAACACAAATTTAAATACATTTAAAAGTACATTGTGGCAGGAAGTTACAAAAAATAATGATTTTCCTTTCTTATTACCCGAAAATTTTGGTGCTGTAGGTGATGGCACAACAGATGATTCAACAGCATTTAACAGTTGCTTTACAAAAGCGACGGAAACGGGTAAATATGTATTATTAAGTAATAAAGTTTATTCTATACACAATAAATTAAACGATATAAGCAATATTAATCTTATTGGTATTAATGCGAGTATTAAATTATTAGGAAATATTGAATTTACATCTTCAATGGTAAATTGTAATATTAAAGGAATAAATTTTTACAGAGATGAGGTTATACAAAGTGGTTTTGTTAGTATATTTGACTCATCATGTTTAATAAAATGCTCATTTAGGAATTTATTTTTACTATTTAGTAAAGTTTCATCACACAACTCAAAACATATTTTATTAAGTGATTGTAATTTACATAACACATCACTAACAAGATCAAATAATGAATATACAGGAACTACATATATAATTAATAATACAACTTTTAATATCGAACATTATTCATATTTTATGTATGGTAATTTAGGTGGTACTATTATATTTAATAATTGTGATATTAATAAAAATATGCCTAATGACTATGGAGCATTGTTTAATTTGTACGATAATATAATATTTAATGATTGTAATATAAAATCAATAGACAATAGCACGATATTTACCACAATTGATAATGATTCATTAAATAATATAAATATATCTTTTAATAATTGTTTGATTGACTGTCAAAACAGAAATATTATAAATTTTACTGTGTCTAAAAACATTTATGGCACATTTAAATTTATAAATACAAAAATAGTAGCTAATGCAATTGCGCAAGGGGATTCTGATTTATCTTTATGGATTGAAAACTGTATTCTAAATACTAATTATGTGTATGGTGGTATTGGTAATGCAAACATTATTGAAATTCAACAAAAATATAGTGATACTAGTCAAAATGTTTTTCCTTGGATCAGTGAAATACCATCCACTTATGAAAACAATGTAAAATTAATTAATGTTGGAACAGTTGGAACAACTGATTATTATGTTTTGACAGAAAGCAAAGATAAAAATGTTAAAAAATTAGATTATTATCTTAAATGTAATTTTGATTATTTACCAAACGCGCCTTATTATACTAGGAACATTTTTCTTTGGAATTTAGACTTAGAAGGTTATACAGTTAAGACATCATTATTAACTAATAACACATGTAAATTAAAAAACAAAAGTACAGGTGAATTAATAGATTATGTTTATTTAATGCTAGATGATAACGTAACAGTCACAACTACAAAAGACGAATCACAAAATACAATAACTGAGTTAGCAATGAAATTTTTACCATATTTTGCTAAACTTAAAACAGGCACACCTGCTACAGGACAATGCTACGTTGCCGCGTGCATTTCTATTATATTAGAAAAAACTAGCTCATAAGCTAGTTTTATTTTATTATATAGTGGGAGGTATTAATTATGAATAAAAAAGAATGTGAATTATCAAGTATATATAACATGAAAAAACCGGAAGATATTCCCTATAATTTACCGGAAGGTTTAAGCGTTTATTTTTATATTGAATTCTATATGCAAGCTATGCACATACTAAAGGATGTAGATTATGAACGATATAATATCTGTAAAGAGAAACTACACGAGTTAACAATATTAGAGGAGGAATTAAATTTATGAAACCAGGTCAAAAATTAGTCCATGATGGGCATGAAGTTTGCCTTTTTCCTATGGAAACCATGAATATTACACAATGGTCAAGTCCTACAGCCGATTCACATTGTTGTGGACATCCATTTGATAATGCTATTAGTGGACAGGTACGTGTACCCGTATACGCACCATTTAGTTGTCATTTATGCTATAGTGATAATCAAGGTAACACGCGCGCCTACAGTTCAGATAATCCCGTGTTAACACCAAACGGATTAAGCTATGTGACTGTAAGTTTTACACATGATCCAAACCCACCAACAGAAACACAATATAAACAAGGTGATCTAATTTATCATACGGGTACGGCTGGTATGGCTACAGGCGATCATTGTCATATCGACCAAACGTTTACACAAAACGCTGGGCTTGTTTATTATGGTGTAACATGTAGGTATGGGAATCAATGTTACGCGTTAAGTGGTTCAGAATTACCGAATAATGTTTTTTATGTAAATGATACAAATATCGTGAATGGATATGGTCAAGTGTGGAAAACATTTGAGGGTGGTCAACCTCCAACTCCACAAGAACCATCCTATAAATACACTAAACATTATTTCATGTTAGACGGTCTAGGTATTGATTTTGGCTTTTATAAAACAAAAGAAGAGATCAAACCCGAACCTCCAACACCAACAAGTAAATGGTTTATTCCCGGTGATATTAATAACACAAGACCACTTACAGAAGATGAATCCAAACAAAATTGGTTAGCATTTTGGCAATTTTTCAAGGCGAAAGGTTGGACAGCAAACGCGGTTTCTGGTATATTAGGAAACTCTTATTTTGAAAGTACAGTCAACCCGAACCGGTGGGAGGGTGATATACCGTTTGCACAACCGGTAGCAAGTCGTGGATATGGGCTAGTACAGTGGACACCTTGGACAAAGATAATAGACTGGCTAAAAGAAAAAGGATATTACCCGGATGTTTCTAAGTTTGGTCAAGGTGAATGTGAGAGAATTCAATGGGAAATGGAAAATAATCAACAGTGGATTGCCACAGCAGCTTATCCTGAAAGTTTCGCGAGTTTTTCAAAATCTACCGCCGATCCGTACACACTAGCTATAGAATTTTTAGCGAACTACGAAAGACCAGCCGACCCGAACCAACCACAGCGTGGAACGAAAGCACGTGAAATATATGATTATATCAAAGACAAATAAAATAGTTGAACATTCAACTATTTTTTAATAATATAAAATAAAAGGAGATGATTAAGATGAGTATAGGAGTTGTTAACAGTCAATTTACACCACAAAGTAAAATTTATCTTTTAAAAGGCTTAGAGATTGACGCAATGAATAACACGTTTTGGGGTGCATTCGATACGCCCGAAAAACAATTTAATTTTTTCATGAATAACTATGACCATATTGTTTTTGAAAATTATACATATCAAAGAAAAGATGGTACGGTAGTTGTACCGGGTGTTTATGATGATCTACGTTTATACAATTATTTGATTTATCAAAATGGTTCTACAGGAAATAAAGCAAAATGGATTTACTGTTTTATTACAAGTTTAGGGTATTTAAATGACAACGCCACAAGTATTAGTTTTGAAACGGACGTAATACAAACATGGCGGTTTGAAATTGAAGAAAACTTTATGGAATCATATATTGCATATGAGCATAGACCGCAATATTATGATACCGGTGATGGTGTACATCGACCTTGTATTAACACACAGCCGGAGAATTTAGAGATTGGAACGGATTTAATTAGTGACAAGCAATATCTAATCGACATTAATCAAAGTATTAGTTTCGCTGTTATTGGTATGACTTGTGATATGTCCGGAAGAGATAGTTTTACAAATCCACAATTAGGTACACCATCACAAATTAATTATTATATATTTCCTTTTAATAGAGACATTGGAACAGATATAACCACATTAAAAATTGGAAGTGTAAGCGGTCAAACTGTCACAATTAGCGGACTTTCAAAAGTATTAGACGCTATACGAAAAAATGAGAAATTAGTAGGTAAATGTGTTTCTATAGTAGTAACAAATTCGATACCCGGTTTAGTTGTTGAAAGTGGTCAAGTTGTGATTAAACGTGACTGTTTTACCAATGAGCAACAAGGGAATTACCTAATATTAACGTATAAAGCTAAACCTATGAACTCAATGCTTGAAAATGATTTAAGCGCATTTCCAAAAACACGTATATATGATATACCAGCTTTTATTGGATTTACTCAATTCACAAAATTATATACATATCCATACAGTTATTTATTGATTAGTGATAACAACGGAACAACAAAAGTTTTTAAAAATGAGTTATGGCAGGATATGAAAAACGCGCAATTTATTTGTGTGGGCTCACCAAACAGTGCAAAGATAAATATAATGCCATTAAATTATAAGGTTAATAAATCAGATAATTTATATTCAAATTTAATAAATTTAGATACTTCTTTTGAATCTCAATATGAGACAAGCTTACCTATTATCAGTGATACAACAGCCTTAATGCTACAATCCTCACGTAACTCTATGAATGTTGGGTTATCTAATATTAGACGATCAAATGAAACAAATTCAGCTATAGCCAGTGCTACCGGTAATGCATTAAGTGCACAGACAAGCTTACAAAATAATTTGAATTTAAGTGTTACCGCACGTAACGCCAATTTAGCTAGTAATTTAAACGATTTACACAACAAATCGAATATGATAAATGCCAGTATAGGCGCTATAGGTGGTTTAAGTGGTGGTATCGCAAGCGCGTTAACCGGTAATATTGGTGGTGCTGTAGGTAGTTTAGTTGGAGCTGGTTTAGGTATTGGACAAACCGCCATGCAAAACCAAATTAATACCAAACAGACTAACTTACAAAACGCAAATGCACTTGCGAATGCAAATGCACAGGCAAGTGCTAATAGTCAATCAACCGCAATCGGAAATCAATTAAGACAATTAACAACACAGTACCAAAATCAAACGAATCTTCAAAATGCTATGGATAGTTATAATGCACGTATCCACGACGCACAAGCAACGGCTGATAGTATTGTTACTGGTTCCAATGATTTAATGCGACAAATTGCACTAGATTTAAACACATTTGTATTATACGTTTATAGACCAACAGACGAATATAAACAGAAACTAGAAAAAATATGGAACATGCGCGGTTATGCCACTAATACAATTGACTACCCTAACTTACGATCTAAAATATCATGGAACTACATTCAAACCGTAAAATGTAATATTAAAGGTACAAACATCGACCCGAGCGACCTAGAAAAAATCAAACGTGTATTTGATAATGGTATTACACTATGGCACAATAAGAATGTTGGTGATTATAGCCAAAATAACGGTGAAAGATATTCATATACACAGTGTGATAAATATGGAAATTATAAAGAAAAGAAAGTACATTAATATAAAAGGTTGACGGTTCAACCTTTTTTATTTAACATATAATTAAAAGGAGATGATTAAAATGGATTTATTAAATGACACAAGCTCATTTACAGATTATTGTCGTAACGCGGTGGATGTTGCTACGATGAATAATGGAGAGGCTGATTTTATATATTATACGTATTTACAGATGTTGAGTTTAAACATGTTTAAATATAAAGATTTACCAGAATCCATTAACACATTCTATTTAGAATATGTTTTACAAACACGTGGTTACATTGGCTTTTATGATGATGAAAGATTAGGCTTAATTTGTAGTGAAATCACATTAGGCGGTAAGTTAAACCACTATCAAATGCCAACCGAATACCATACAGTATCAACAAGTCCACTTGTGAAAAAGAATTTATCAAGTGAAGAGTGTGTTGTTATGAAAAACAGTCCTTTATATGTGGGTATTTTCCCATACTTAAATTTTTTCGCTAAGAAACTAGCATTAACAAGTAGAACTATGGACCAAAATTTGACAATGCAATGGACGCCGTACATCATTACAGGCGATAAACGTATGCTACAGCAATTCAAAGTGTTTATGAAAAAAATCTTACAAGGAGTTCAAACAATCTTCACGTCAAAAGGATTTAGAACGGAAGACGTTAATGTGTTACAGACAAATGCACCTTTTATTGCGGATGAGTTACACGGCATGAAACAAGCGATTTTACGTGAGTGCATGACTCTATTAGGTATTGAAAATGCCAACATGGATAAAAAAGAAAGGCTCGTTGCGGATGAGGTAAACGCCAACAATCAACAGGTTATTGCGTCTAGAAACATTTGGCTAAGTGAACGTAAAAAAGCGATTGAAGAATTAAACAAGAAATTTAATTTAAACGCAACTGTTGAGTTTGCGCCATATGAAGATTTTGAAGACATCTTGAAATTGATTGAATTAGACGGTGATACAAGTCTTTCAGACTTTAAAGATGATCTAAAAATTAAAAAAGAAGGTGATTAATATGTTTAACAAATTAAAAGTACCTAATTATTTGTTGACTTTACAAAGTCCGGTACTAGCTGAGAACACTGAAACCATATGCGGTGTATGTCACAATTTAGCATTTACAGAGTTAATTGACGCACAATATGAATTAAGCGATATGGAAGTGTTAGAGATCGCGCGTAAAAAGATTTTCGATTTTAACTATCCTTTTTATGATGAAGTTGAAAAACGTAAAGCACTAGAAACGGGAATTTTAAAACATTTTTGGTTTGACGAGATCGGTCAAGAAACCTATGCGTATTGGAAATTTGAGTTTCAACACTGGTTTGAAATCAATATGGATAGATATTATACGTTATTTAAAACTATTCCATTCCAAGACCAAGACGATCCAACAGCAAACACAAACTATACAGAAACTTATACACGTGATAGTCGCGGTAACACACAAGCAAGTGGAGAAGATACGAGTATCGCTTTACAATCTGTAACTCCGGAAGGACGTGTGGACATTGAAACAAACGACTATGTTAATAACATCGCTAAGACAATCACCAAACCAAAAAGCGCAAATGATACAACAGGTCATGAAGAGTATAGTTTTAATCGTAAAGGTAATATCGGTATCCAAACACTAGCGGAAGTTTTACAAGGTTCACGGAGTGCGGTTATTACCATTGAAAACGAGTTATACGCGGAATTACAAGAATATGGATTATTTTTTAACATTTTCTAGGAGGTAATTAATATGAATATTAATGTGAATAAATATTATGACTATAGACGAAAAGTATTAGGTACATATGTAGATCGTGACGGTGCTTACGGTTCTCAATGTTGGGATTTATACTTTGACTGGTGCGAAAAGAACGGCTTTAAGGGTGCAAATTGTACAAGTAGCGGATATGTTAAAGATATTTGGTTAGACCGAGAAACAAATGGAATGACATATAATTGTGTTGAAATTACTGAATTACAACCCGGTGCAATTGTTGTATTTAAAGAAGTACCAAATATTACACCTTGGAGCCACGTCGCTATTTTTGACAGTGATATTAACGGGGCATATGGTCGCTTTTTAGGTGCTAACCAAGGCGATAAGAATGGTTTAGTCAATATTGTTTCACTACCTTATTCAGCTACATTCGAGACGGCTTTCATGCCTAAAGCTATGATTTTAAGCGATGAAAAAACTGAGAAGGTATTAAATGAAATTCCAAGCGATTTTATTAGTGAATATGGGATATTCTATCCAAATTGCACAATTAAAATCAGAGAAGCACCAAGTCAAAAAGGAAATGACACGGGTCTATATTATACAAGAGATATGAGTGTACGATATGACGGTTATGTTAAACGTGATGGCTATGTGTGGATTAGTTGGATTGGTAGTAGTGGTAAACGTCGCTGGATGGCTGGCGGTGAATTAAATTCAAAGGGTATCAATTACTTACCATATGGAGTATTCAAATGACAAAGTCGATTGATTGGTACAGTCCTACCAACATAAAGTCATACAATAAATTTCTAAATTTCATCATTGGCGGTCGTGGTATCGGTAAAACCTATGGGTTCAAAAAAGACTGTATTAGTCGATATAAGAAAAAAGGGAAACAATTTCTTTATTTAAGACGCTATAAAACGGACCTAAAGAAAATCAAAACATTTCTTAATGATCAATTTGAAAATTTCAAAGATGATGAATTTAAAATTACAGGTGGTAGCAACTTTACCACCTTTTATATAAATGGCTGTGAAATGGGATACGCTACATCTTTAACAGCTTTTGCAAGTTTAAAATCAACTAGTTATGTAGATATCGATACAATTATTGTCGACGAGTTTATACCCGAAAAGGCAGGATTTAACGCATACATTCCAAATGAAGTTGAAATATTATTAAATATTATTGATTCTATATTTAGACAACGAGAAGGACATGTATATTTACTAGCAAATAACGCAAGTATCGTTAACCCATACTTTAGTTATTTTGGAATCACACCCGACCAAAACAAAGAATTTAATACATTTAAAGGCAATGAATCCGTCGAGCAAATCGTTGTACAAATCTGTCACAATGAATATAAAAAAGGAAACAAAGAAAAATCGAAATTTCATAAGTTAATTTCCGGTACTACTTACGGAGAATATAACGCTGGTAAGTTTGCATATGATACAAATGACTTTATAAAAAAGAAAACAAATGTCTGTGATTATTTATGCACATTATACTATGATGATATCTATTATGGTGTTTGGATAGATATGAATACAGGCTATGTATATATCAACCAACAGATAAACAAAGAATATGGATATTGTTATTCCATTGGAAGTAACAACCGCGAGAATATGATGATCGCGAAACTATGGCGTAAGGACCAAAGACTAAACATGTTAATACGATCATATCGTGACGGATGTGTATATTACAATAATCAAGAAACAAAACGTTTATTAAGTTATATATTGAGTAAATATTAAAATAAAAAGAGTGCCATTAATGCACTCTTTTAAGTTCTCATTTTAAATTATATTTACATACTAAATATAAATAATATTCATGTTTATCACCGTAAATTTTATAATACTTATTACACACATCTTGAACAATTTTATAGTCTGTATCATGTATTACAACTAAACCATTGAATGTGAAATAAAATTCAAAACTTATGGGTGTATCGACTAATAACATTAATTATCACCTATCAATTCTCACTATACATAGAAACAAACACATTATTAATGTACTCGTGTTTCCTAACACTAACCAATAATAAATAATATTGCCTATAACTAATCAGTCCTTGATTATAATAGGACTGTATTAAGTTCTCTCTTTCAGTGTCGCTTGTAATACCAAGTGTTCTATTTAATTCAGAACACAAACGATTAAGACTGGTATAATTACTCATATTAACCTCCTAACTATTCTTTACGATTCTACAAACTTCTTTAAGATTGTTATTGATATGCTCATTCAAATAAATATAATCAGAATAATTAATATCTTTATCATTGTAAATCCTTTCACACATAGCTATACAAATACTTGTATAATCGCTTAAAGCTTGTAGAACATTAGGTAGTTCGTGCCAACCTTTAATCTTTGATATCACATCATTGTATTGTGTTTCAAATACTTCTTTATATTTTTCTTTAGTCATATTATGACCCTCCTTCTTTTCACCTATAGTATAGCACACCTATTCTAGAATACAAGTGTTTTTGTAATTTCACATAATCCACTACGTGGCCTGGTGGGTCATTGTTTCACGTGGAACATTTTAGGATGGCGGTGTGTGGTGCGGTGCGGTGCGGTGTGATATTAGACAAGACTAACTAATACCATGTAAGGTTTGGTTGTATGGTGTGGTGTTAGGTGGCGCTATGTGTGTTCGTGTACTGTGAACATGTGTTCGACAATGGGGAACAGGGTCATGCTGACACTCTTT